ATAGAGAGTATGTACCATATGACGCAGGACCTTGCCCTAGACAATATCAATGTCCCTATAGACCTAATAAAGAACCTTTTGATATTAAGAGTGTAGTTAGAAGTATAAAAAAACAATTTAAGTAATTGACAAGGCTAGAGTTACTTGGTATAATATATGAAATTACTTTGGGTACTTATAGTAATATTACAAGGAACAGAGATACAAGAAAATGTCTACTTCAATGATTTGGATACGTGCCTTGGATATGCAGAAAAGCTACGAGCACAAGACTTACACCAACGACAAGCAGGTGATAAAGTCTACCTCAAAGTATATTGCATTCCTCAGAAAGGTGATTAAAAAATGTGGATACCAATTATAACAATATTATGGGCACTAGGAGATAGTGCAACATGGGTAAATTTTCCAATGGTAAATTTTCCTTTTTCGTCAAAAGAAACTTGCTATGGGTACATAGAATCAGCAAGGTCTAAAATAACATTAGACCCTCAATATCTAAATGGGTATAGTACTTGTGTATATATAGGAAGCCCTACAGGAATTAATGGAGAACCAACATGATTAACTGGGATAAAATTAAATTTGATATGTGGAATAAAAGATTTGGTGAAGGAACAAACTTTGATTTAGATTATGGTAAGTTACTTATTATAGGTTTACTTGTTTATCATATCTTTTTTCAAGGTTAGTTATGGCAGCTAAACTTGATAAATCCAAGATGGCTTGTAATAAACCAAAGCGAACACCTGACCATCCTACAAAGTCACATGTAGTAAAAGCATGTAAGGATGGTAAGGAAAAAATTATTCGCTTTGGTCAGCAAGGTGTAAAAGGTGCAGGTAAAAATCCTACAAGTAAAAAAGATAAAGCACGTAAGAAATCTTATTATGCTCGTCATAATGCACAAGATTCTAAACCTGATATATTTAGTGCGAGGTATTGGTCACATAAAGTAAAATGGTAAGGAAAAAATTTAATGGGCAATGTAAAGAAAGCAAAGAAAACAATTAAGAAAGTAGTTAAAGGATTGCAAAAAGCAAGTCAGTCACATAAAAAACAAGCTAAAACTTTATCAGCATTAAAACTAAGTAAAGGTAGTTCTGTTAATGCTGCAAATAATTATACAAAACCTACAATGCGTAAAAATTTATTTAACCAAATAAAAGCAGGTAGTAAAGGTGGTAATCCCGGTCAATGGTCAGCTAGAAAAGCACAGCTACTAGCATCAAAATATAAAGCCAAAGGTGGGGGATATACAACATAATGGCATTAAAAAAATCACAAAGGTCACTAAAAGCATGGACAAAACAAAAATGGCGAACCAAATCTGGAAAGCCCTCATCGAAAACTGGAGAAAGATACTTACCAGAGAAAGCAATAAAGTCATTGACATCTGCCCAGTATGCGGCAACAACAAAAGCCAAACGGCAAGGAACAAAGCAGGGCAAACAGTTTGTGAAGCAACCGAAGTCTATTGCAAAACAAACAGCTACGTATAGGAGATATACATAATGTTTGGATTAAGTTCAATACTAGGACCAGTAACAAATCTTGCAGGTACGTGGTTACAGGGTAAGATGGATAAAGCTAAAGCTGAGACAGATGTAAAGGTTGCTCGTGCTAAAGCTGAAGCTAAAGTCTATGAGACAGAAGCTACGTCTAGTATGTTAATGGAGCAGAACCTTACAGCACAGATGGCAGGTTCTTGGAAGGATGAATTTTGGACAATTATTTTTGGTGGCATACTTGTAGCATGTTTCTTACCTTGGAGTCAGCCGTATGTAGCAGAGGGTTTTACCTTCCTAAACGAAAGCACACCACCTTGGTTTAGTACATGTTTGTATATATGTATAGGTAGTAGCTTTGGATATAGGTTTGGTAAGACAGGTATGCAGTTAATGGGTAAGAAATAATATGGGTTGTGAAGTTTGTGGTGATAAGTGCACTTGTAACGACAATGATTTAATTCCTGATAAAATGGCATATCAGGTAAATAAAAGGAGGATGGCATGGGTTTTAATTATTCTTATGGGTATTACCACTATCCTAACTTTGGCATTCCCAAACAGACTCGCAGAAGCAGAAAGCATTCTTATGACACAGTATATTTCAATGTGTGGACTGGTTGGAGCGTACTTTGGTTTTAGTGCAATAAGTGGAAGAAAATAATGAACTATGGAAGGTATATTACAGTATTGGGAACAACTAGTATTTTTTCTAGGAGCTTTGGTTGTAGCTGTTAAGTTGCATACTGAAGTAACTACATTAAGAAAAGACGTAGATAAACTAGAAGAAGATTGTAAAAGTGCCAATGAAAAAATACAAAATAATTTTGTAAGTTCTGTAAGAACTGAAAGTGCCGTAAAAGAAACAGAAAAAAAGATAGAGTCTTTATTTCAGTTACATAATAAAAAGAAAGAAGATTAATGGAAACACTTACTGATAGATTAAGAGAAGAATTAAAAATAGATGAAGGGTGTAAATATGAAATATACCTTGACCATTTAGGTTTACCTACATTCGGTATTGGACATTTAATTACTGACAAAGACCCAGAACACCAAATGGGAATGGGAACACCTGTCGATGAAATACGAGTTAATGAAGCATTTGAACAAGATGTGCATGTAACATTAGGTGAATGTAGAAAGCTATTTGATGATTGGGATAATTTACCTGAAGAAGTAAAGCTAATTACAGCTAACATGATGTTTAATATGGGCAGACCTAGACTATCACAATTTAAAAAGATGATACAGGCTATTAAAGATAGCAATTGGATTGAAGCAGGAAATCAGATGCAGGATTCCAGATGGTACAAACAGGTAACAAACAGAGCAGACAGACTTATATCTCGAATGAAAGCAGTAGGCTTGAGTTAAAAAAACAAAAGCGTAGAGCAGAACACATAAATAATTTAAAATTATTTTTTAAACCAAGAAAAAAGGAGTTTATCAAACATGAGTAACGTATACACAATAGAAGCTGCACCATATACAACACCGAGTGGTGTTAATAAAGGTCAGAATGTCACATACAAACAAAGACTAAAAGAAATAGATACTGAAAAAAAGAAAAAGAAAGCTATGAAGAACATAAAAACTGCAGCAAAAAAAGCCTTTGGTCATACAGATTATACAAAAACAGGTATGTTTAGATAATGACTAGAAAATTAACAGAGAGACAGCAAAAGTTTCTTAATGCTTTATTTGCAGATGCAAATGGTAATATTAAGGATGCAAAGATTATTGCAGGTTATTCTCCATCAACGAATAATCAAGAGATTATAAAATCTTTAAAAGAAGAGATACTTGAAGCTACACAAATATTTATGGCAAGTAATGCACCTCTAGCAGCAATGGCTATGGTTGGTGGTTTATATGACCCAACTGAATTGGGGATAAGAGATAAAATGACTGCAGCAAGAGAGCTTCTTGATAGAAGTGGTCTTGTTAAAACTGAAAAGATGCAAGTCGAATCAACGGGTGGAGTAATGTTAATGCCACCTAAAAAAGCTCAAGAAGAGGAAGATAACTAATGGCAGCAGTAACTAAATTAATAAAAAAAGGAATAAAGAAAGCAGCTAAAAGATACACAAAAAAAGATTATATAGAAGCGGCAAAAGAATTAAAAAAACAAAAAGCTACACCTAAAAGAAAACCATTAACTAAAACTCAACTAAAAGCATTAGAAAGAAAGCAGAGAGAAAGTTCTGATAAGGTTAGATTTGCTCATTTAAATCCAAAATCTGATTATGCTATAATTCCAAAGAAAGCATATACAGATGAAGAAAAGTATGACAAAATGATGCGTTCAGGTAAAAAACTTACCAATGCACAACTTAAAGCATACTCTAAAGCAGTAAAATTTACTGTGGATAATATGATTGAAATACAAGGTAGGCAGTATGTAACACGTAAAGCAAAACAGACGTTAAAAGGAACAGTTGCACATGCTTTAGATGAGATGAGTGATTTTTTACCTAAAAAATATTTAGATTTATATAAGAAAAAATAAGAAATAAAGAAATATATAATATGGGTATTACTAGTAAATTAGTTAGAAAAGCTTCAAAACCAATAAAGAATTATTTTATGGCTTTGATACATGATAAAAATAAACTTGTATTAAAAGTAAGAGGTGCTAAAGAAAAAGGACATGTAGAAGTTAGAGGTAAAAAAGGATATGAGGGTAAGGGTTATAGTAAAAAAGATAAACTCCATAATCTTTTGGATAAGCTAGATGCAGCAACAGTATCTAAACTTTTTGGTACAGATGGTGAAGTATATTTAAACCATAGAAATATTAGAACAAAGTCATCAATACAACAGGCTAAAAAAATATTAAAGAAAAATAAATGACTAATAGAAAATTAGGAACGTGGGAATTACCACAACCCATAGACATAAAAGAAGAAAATGAATGGAAAGCTATTCCAAGAGTAGCAAAGACAGTACCTTTTGGGTATAGGGTAGACCCTGAGAATGAACATATATTAAGACCAGTACCAACAGAACTTGATGCGTTAGCAAAAGCAAAAGAACATTTAAAACAATATTCATATCGACAGGTAGCTAACTGGTTATCTAAATTTACAGGGAGAAATATATCTCATATAGGATTAATGAAAAGAGTAAAGCGTGAGCAAAAACGTAAGAACCA